TGGTTACTAGGGACTACCGAATACTTTATAATATAGATAGATTAAAGGTCGCTCCTGATTATGAACTATTTATTACTAGCTTTCATGAGATGCGACACATTTACCAATACTGCTGTATCGACTTTCATAAGAAATATCCTAAATTATTTAATGAACCAAAAGACAGGATCAAGCAGTGGGAATATGAATTCAAACATTATTATGTAAGTGAAATAGAAAACGACATGAAGTATCTAGGACAAGATTGTGAACTTGATGCTATTTCATATGCGTTTTTAATGATGAAGAAATTATACGATGCTGATGTTATGGTTCCTTCAGTTATTAAAGATAAAGTAGTTGAAAGAGCTAATGAAATTAGTAAAAAGATAGGATTAGACAAATAATCAAAAACATTGCTTTTTCATCTAAAAAATGATAGAATATAAGTACCATAAAGAGAACGGTGAGGGACAAGCCCTGTGATCCGTCAGCAACCTACCGATAGGCAAGGTGCTAAAGCTTGGATGATGGGAGATTAAATTATGAGACATTGCTCCTGTCATTACGATGGGAGCTTTTTTTCTTTATGAGTTTTACGACATAAAGGAGGAAAGTGAAATGTCAAATGTAAAACTAGAAAAATATGAAGCAAGTGTTGTTACTGAATCATTATGTGGTTTGGTGCTTAGAAAAGGCGAAAAAGAAAGATTATTTGAAATATGTGTCAAACATGGAATTCCTATAACCTATCCAAACTTATTTACTGATGATACACATTATTATTTGTGGGGCATTAGAAAAGAAGGAATAGGATTAATTGGAACTATAATAATGAATTATTTAGAAGATAATGGCGGTAAAATTTTTCATTCTTTAGACGAGTTAGAACAACATTTAAATGGAGGTAGCCTATGAGAAACATACATGATCCAAATGAATTTCATAAATTTAAGAGTACAACAGGTGGCTCAAATAATGGTGGTGGATCAGGTGGAAAAGGTCCTAGTGGAGCTGGTTGGGTTGTTATAATAATTGTAGGTTATTTCTTTTTACACTTTCTTTTTAGTGGTGCAAGTTGGGAAGCTATAGAAACTCTACTAGCTCTAGGAATAATTGCTTATTTATTATTTAATTGGTTGTTTAAATAAAAAAGTGAATATGAACTTATTATAAATTAAATCCCCCTCAAAATATTAAATAAATCTCCTAAAGATGAATAGGAGGTTTATAAAATGATAAACAAAAAGATAAAAGTAATTGAATTATTTGCAGGAGTCGGTGCTCAAAGGCAAGCATTGAAAGAAGCAAATATTGACCATGAAATAGTAGCAATATCTGAAATTGATAAGTATGCTTTGTTAGCTTATGAGAAACTTCATGGTCCAACATTAAATTTAGGAGATATTAGTAAAATAGAGAAATTACCACACGCAGATATGTGGACTTACTCATTTCCATGCACTGATATCTCATTGGCTGGTAGAATGCATGGATTTGATAAAGGTAGTTGCACTCATAGTTCATTGTTATGGGAAGTTCAAAGGCTATTAGATGTCGCTAATAATGAAAAGGAATTACCTAAATATTTAATAATGGAAAATGTAAAAAATCTTGTAAGTAAGAAGTTTATGCCATTATTTAATGTTTGGTTAGAATATTTATCATCGCTAGGATATAAGAATTTTTATAAGATTCTTAATGCAAAAGATTATGGAGTTCCACAAAATAGAGAACGTGTTTTTATGGTTTCTATTTTGGATTATTCAGCTAATTTTAATTTTCCAACTAAACAAGAATTGAAAACAAAACTAGGTGATCTATTAGAAGAAAATGTAGATGAAAAGTACTTTTTAAGTGACAAATTAATAACTTGTTTTTCTTCAATGAAAAATCGTAATGGTTTAATTAGAGGATTAAGATTTAGACCAAGAGAAAAAGAAGATGAGTATGCTTATACTATTACTACTGCTCCAGGTTCAAGAGCAACTGATACATATATTATCGTCCCACAAGCTACTAAGGCAGGTTATGCGATTGCTTATATTGGAGATGGTATTTACACAAATAGATGTCAAAGCAAACGAGGGGTCGTTCAAAGAAATATGATTCCTACACTTAAAACTAGTTGTAGTGATGTTGCTGTAGTAGTTAAAGATCCTAATGAATTAATTTCCATTAGAAGATTAACACCTAGAGAATGTTGGCGTTTAATGGGGTGGAAAGATGATGATATTAATAAAGTTATGGATGGTAGCATATCAAATACACAACTATATAAAATGGCAGGAAACAGTATAGTTGTTAGTTGTCTTGTTGAATTAATAAAATCTATAATTGTGTTGTAATAAGAGTCGTGGTAAAATTAAAACATCTGACTATATTTATAATATAATTTATATCAAATACATTGTAAAAAATGATTAATCGTGATAAAATATGATTAAAAATGATAAGGAAGTTTAAAGTATGGAATTTAAAGATAAAGTATTGCATGTTAGAGCGGTTTTAAAACTCTCTCAAACTCAATTATCACAAGAGTTAGGAGTCGGTTTAGCAACTATTAATAGATGGGAAACAGGAAAAACTAAGCCAAATAAAAGGGATCAATATGCCTTTAATTTGTATTGTGAAAAGAAAAAAATATCTTTTGTAGAGGTAGGTCAATATGAAGAAGTATAATGTTATTGATTTATTTTGTGGTGCAGGTGGGTTATCCGAAGGTTTCCTTCAAACAGGTAAATTTAATTTTATTGCCCATGTAGAATGGGAAAAACCAATGGTTGATACATTGAGGGCAAATTTAACTAGTAGATGGGGTTATTCTAACGAAGAAGCTGTCAAGTCGGTTATTAAGTTTGATATACAAAAAACTGAAGAATTGATTCATGGGAATTGGAGTAAAGAAACAATCAAAGAATATGGTGACTACAATTCTGATATCCTAATAAAGAAAGGATTAAAAGGAATTGTTGGTAGAAGAAAGATTGATATGATTATTGGTGGTCCACCTTGTCAAGCATATTCGTTGGCAGGTAGAGCCCAAGATCCTAATTCAATGAAGAATGACTATAGAAACTTCTTGTTTGAAAGCTTTGTTAAAGTGGTAGAAGCTTTTAGACCAAAAGTATTTGTGTTTGAAAACGTTCCTGGTATTTTAAGTGCAAAGCCAGGAGACAGATTGGTAATAGAAAGAATATGTGAAGTATTTGAAAAAATAGGATATGAAGTTCGCAAACCTTCTGAGATGAAGAAGTCTATTTATACAGCATCAGACTTTGAGGTACCACAAGAACGAAGAAGAATAATTATTTTCGGTGTTGATAAATCTTTGGGTATTTCAGTGGAAGATTTTTACGCTTCACTAGATACAATGAAATGTCCTATTAAAAAGACAGTAAGAGATGCAATAGGAGATATGCCACAATTTAGACCTCTTTCTAAGTCTTATAAGTTGGGTAATCGTAATTATTCTCATGAATTAATAGGAGATGTTGTTATTCCATTACATACAGCAAGATATCATAATAAAAGAGATATGGGCGTATTTAAAAAATGGTTAACAGAAGAAATGAACTATATTCCAAATGAAGAAAAGTTAAAATTTTATGAAAAGGTAACAGGAAGAAGTACAAATCATAATAAGTATAGAAGCCTTGAATGGGATAAACCATCGCCAACTGTTGTCGCTCATTTGTACAAAGATGGGCTTATGTTTATTCATCCTGATGTAAATCAACTTCGTTCTATAACAATTCGTGAAGCTGCATTATTACAATCATTTCCAATTGACTATAAGTTTGTTGGGTCAGATGCTTATTGCTATAAGATGGTAGGTAATGCTGTACCTGTGTTATTTGCAAAGAATATAGCAAAGGCTATTATAAAAGTATTGGAGAGAAAAGCATGAAAGTATTAAATGTATTAGTGGCTTGTGAAGAAAGCCAAAGAGTATGTAGTGAATTTAGACGTTTAGGTCACAATGCATATAGTTGTGATTTATTAAAATGTAGTGGTGGACATCCTGAATGGCATTTTCATCAAGACGTTTTAGAAGTAATTAAAAATAAAGGCGGAAAATTAGAAAATGGACAAGAATTATATATAGAAGGCAATTGGGATATTATGATTGCTCATCCACCTTGCACTTTTCTAGCTGTTAGTGGTGCAAAATGGTATTATCATCCCGAAGATAAACATTTGCCATTAGCAGAAAGAAGACCACACCCTAATTTTCCTAATAGAGCTAAAGACAGGGAGGATGCTATAAAGTTCTTTCTTGCACTTGCAAATGCAAATATTGAACATATCGCAATAGAAAACCCTGTAGGAATAATGAATACTATTTACCGTAAACCTGATCAAATTGTACAACCATATTATTTTGGAGACAGTGCTTCTAAAAAAACGTGTTTATGGTTAAAGAATCTACCACATTTAACCGCAACTGATATGGTTGATGAAGGAGAGTATATTGAATTCAAAAGTGGTAGAAGATTGGCAAAATGGTATTCAGATGGACTAACAAAAACAAAAACTGCTGAAGAAAGAAGAACTTGGAGAAGTAAGACATTTCCAGGATTCGCAAAAGCAATTGCTGAACAATGGAGTGAGGTGTTAACGAATGAAGATTTACGTTAGAAAGATAGATAATCAATTTATTGAAAAACAAGTAAGTTATACAAAAGAGATATTAAGAGACTTTTTAGATGACAAAAAGGATCATGAAACTATATATTGTGAGGGCAAGAATTCTCACGAATCAGGTAATGTTGCATTACTATTAGCTACGGATCCTAGATTTGATAATAACATTAAGCGTATATTAAGGGCGGAAGGTGATTATCAAATCGGTGATATTATGTTAATGTCAAGAATTAAAGATAAATACTATGTAGAATTAATTAAAAGTGGAACAGCTATGTTTAATTTATTAAGTTCTATTTTCAATGAAAAAGATAGACATCTTTTATTTGAAAGCGATGATGAGGAAGGAATAGATAATCCTACATATTGGATATGTGCTGCTAATGCTAAATTCTTCGATCATGTTGGAGCTTTTGAAAAGAACGGAATGATTGATTGGGGACAAGATAATCATTTTTCTAAAGCTAACATAGGTGATATTGTATTCCTTTATTCAAGTAGACCTGAAAAGAAAATAAAATATAAATGTAGAATAACAAAGAAAGATATTACAAAAGAAGATAAAATTCAAGACGTTGAGTTTTGGGCAGACCCTTCAATTGACGCAAGATATAATGGTTTATATGTTCGTTTTGAATTGATAAAAGAAAGTAATGACGAAAGACTTTCTCTTTCTAATTTATTAAACAACGGATTAAAAGGAGCTCCTCAAGGTGCATTTAAATTAGATGATGAAAGATTAAGCGTAGCACATTATATTGATTCTATCTTTGAAGGAAAAGAAGAAATTGATGAAAAATCAAGATTACATACAGGAACTAATATAATTTTATATGGTGTTCCAGGTGCGGGTAAATCATATACAATTGATACAGAATACACTAATGACAATACTAAAAAAGAAAGAGTTGTATTCCATCCAGATTACACTTATAGTGACTTTGTAGGACAAATCTTACCAAAATCTGAAGATGGTAACGTTAGCTATGAATTTATACCTGGTCCTTTCACTAAAATAATGAGAGATGCACGTTATAATCCAACAGTTAATTACATTTTAGTAATTGAAGAAATTAATAGAGGTAACGCTCCTGCAATTTTTGGTGATATATTCCAATTATTAGATAGACGTTCAAATCATAATCTAGTTGATGGACTTGATAAATATGGCGAAAGTATGTACGGAATTTACAATTCTGATGTTGCAAAAATTGTTTATGGTGACCCATCTCATGAAGTAAAAATTCCATCAAACTTATCTATTATTTGTACTATGAATACAAGTGACCAAAATGTATTTACACTTGATACTGCTTTCCAAAGAAGATGGAACATGAGATTGATTGAAAACTCATTCAATAAAGATACGGATGAAGAAAAGGCTTTTGCTGAACAAGTTATCTTAGATACTACAGTTTCTTGGGAACACTTCTGCGATACTATTAACAAGTTTATCTTAGAAAAGAATCAAAACATGACATCATCTGAAGATAAGCGTTTAGGTACTCACTTTGTTAATTTAGAAGATTTAATTATTGATAATAATGAATTTAATGATGATGCTACTGATGAAGAAAGAAAAGCAGCTAGACTACACAATCGTAAATTCCCTGAAAAAGTTATTAAATATTTGTGGGATGATGCGTTTAAATTCTATAGAGAAGAAATCTTCAATAGTGGGTATAACTCTTTAGAACAAATCATTAAGATTTTTACTACTAAAACAAAAGACGATAGATTCGATATATTTAAAGACACAATTAAGGCAGATATTGTTAAAAAAAATAACTAGGAGTTAGTATATGGATATTACTAAGTTCGATTTACGAGCAGCCTGCCGAGTTAATACGAATGAAGATGGAGATAGATTTGTAGGTGTTAAAATTGAAAATGACCAAGCTATCATTTACTTTCCTTTAGGCTATCAGCTGCCTGATGACGATAGAGCTTTAAGGAAAGACATCCGTTCTTTATTTGGAATTTTATCTACATTTTCAAATAAAGAAGATAAAGAATTAAGAGGAAGCAAATTTGTACAGGCTCATCCTGTTGATTTTCCAATCGTAGCCTTTCTAGATGTATTAGATTACTATATGGAAAATGATGGTAAGTATTATATGGTTACCGAAAAGAAGTATAAAGCTGATACTAAAGGTAAGATTGATTTTAGAAGAACTGCTAAAAAGCAAAGAGGCTTTATTAAAGATGGTTCATTGATATTTACTAAGTTTGAAGTGGAATATCAAAGTCCATTAGAAAATGAATTAATTACTAGGATTCATAAATTTTGTGTATATCATGCTTTTAAAAGATTAGGATGGCTATATACAAATCAAATGATTCATGATCCTGGTATACCTTTAAATAAAAAAGAATTTATTGATGAATTGAGAAGAAGATATCGTGATTCACAAAAAGATAGGGATAAAAGACTATTTAAATCAATGATTGCAATGATTGAATTTATTGATAATAGAATTTTAGATAAATCATTCTATTTTGGTACTGAAGAATTTGAATATGTATGGGAAAAACTAATTGATAGAGTATTTGGTATACCTAATAAAGAAGATTACTTCCCAAGAGGTGTATGGAAAGAAAGACACGGTGCAGGAAGTGCTACTGAAAAACACGCACTTATGCCTGATACTATAATGATTTATAACGATAAAGTATACATCATAGATGCTAAATATTATAGATATGGTGTTACTCATAATCCATCACACCTACCTGATTCTTCAAGTATTAACAAACAAATCACTTATGGTGAGTATATTAATGGCGAAAAAGGGGTAAATAAAGATTCATTATTTAATGCTTTCTTGATGCCGTTTAATATGGATGATAATTTGTTTGAAATTCCAGAAGATGAAAAATCAATTATTGAGAATGTTGCTGAAGCAACAGGCAAATGGAGAGCTAACGATAAGTATTACGAGTTAATACAAGGAATAGTTATTGATATTAGATACTTAATGCTTAATTATTTAGGAAACCATGATGCAAATAAACAAAAACTTGCTGAAGCGATAGAAAAATACATTGTGACTCATTAAGAAATGAAAAACACCGAGGGTGGAAATTAATCCATTCTCGGTGCTTTTTTACTTTTAATTCTATGTCTTGATTGTTGAGAGTTGTTTCTACACCAACCATCACAATAAATTTTGGTTGTATTAGAACGTTTAACAGTAAAGTATCTACCACAGTACTTACATTGCCTATACATTTGAGTTTTAGAATCTAAGTAAAATATAGAAAAATATAAAGCGTCTAATAATGATGGAACACTCCAACGAGGTTGCATATTATCTGCATCATATAAAGGTCTTATATTTATTAGATGATGTTCTAATTCTTTTTTAATAATATATTTTGCCATATCCAAAGCGTAATCAAGGAAAGTAAATTCATCGAAAGCCTGATAATTATAATGTGAAAAATATGATACATTATCATGAGTAATTTCTTTTGGAATTCCAACTTTGAAGAAGAAGTTAAATAGTAAATGAATAATCTCTTTTTCTTCATTATTTTTAAAATCGTAATTAGCATATAGGTATGTTAATGATTTAAATCTAAAATCATCCCATCCACTTTTATTTGTTGGTCCATTTACGATTTCTCTATATATAGAATCAGTTAATTCAACATCTCCATATAATGCATCATTCACTGTGAATGTTCCTTTTTTAATAACCTCAAGTCTATGATCTTTTTCATGTACATCTAGTGCGTAATCGATTGTATCTTTTAAAGAGTATTTTGTACTAGTGATGTAATCGCCAGTGTTTAGTTCAATGCTCCATTCATCTTCAAATAATAAATATAAAGATAATTCAATAATTCTTTTAACGTTAGTTTCTTCAACATCATTTACACAATTAATAAGCTCAAGCAATGCATTTAATCTATTATGAATTCGTGTTAATGTTTTTAATTCTAACTTTTGAAACGAATCACTTTTGGTGTTAAATAAGAAACCGTATTGATCGAAAAAGTTTAATAAACCATTATAATCATCTGATTTATACTTAAGAAATTCACCTAAAATATTTTTAATTCTTTTTTTACCATTAGACTCTCCAACACGAATCAGTCCATCTCCTTGAGTGTATGCAAATAAGATTTTTTTAGAATCGTCAGGGCAAAGTTTTATTGATTGATGTGGAGGGAAATTTACATTATCACTTATAGAATCTACACGAATTATAGATGGGGAAGATTCAAATGTAAAAGACACTATTTGGTTTATAAAATTATTTAAATTTTGACTCATATAACTTTCACTTACTCCTTTTGATTATAGATGTAATTAAATTTTACATCTATTTTTTTATTTATAATTTAGTAACTTAAAAAGTAATAACTAACGATATTATATCACAAAAATAATATAATTACCATTATTTTCCACATTATATTTTATGAATAGTAAGTGCTTATTGAGAAAATGCAATTATTAAATATACGTAGTATAATCTTATCGAACTTAGGTGCTGTAACACCAAGTTGCTGGTATTAAGGTCTTACAGGACATCGCTACTTAGTACCATAAATAATTAAATAGCAGTCAAGTAATTTTAGCGGATGAAGGTACTGCAAAACTGAAATGGAGTTCTTAACTACATTCTTTTTGCCACGCCTTTAGACCGTTCGGACTGCGTAATAAGGAGCCTCCATTTCAGGTTAATAAACATCTGATTTGGAGGTTTTTTATTATGAAGATAGTTTACAAATTTGCCGATGGCACAAGAACTGAAGTCGAAGTAGATGACGAATTAGGGATAGCAATCCTTGAAGAAGAACGTAAGTTCGAAAATTATGAACGCAAGTGTAGATACTGGGAAAAGGTCAAGCTGGATTATGAAGGTAGTGCCTTTGCTGATAATAGTACACCAGATAAGATCTATGAACTTGAAGAAGAACAACGTCGTGTAGATGCATTTATGGAAACTTTAACACCTACACAAAGAAGGAGATTACAAATCCGTATGGAAAATCCAGGCATTAGTCTAAGAGAAATCGCTCGTCAAGAAGGTACGGATATTAAAACGATTCGTGAGTGCTTTGAAGGAATAAAAAAGAAACATCAAAAGTTTTTTAAAGAATAATACCCCCTCAAAATAGCACCTATTTCTCCTAAGAGTGAAAGGACCTAACACAACCTTTCAAAAGGAGGAATCGATATGCAAAAGCAATTAAAAATTAGTGTTTCAAAAAATCCAGTAGACGATGCAATCGTGAATTGTAGAACGGTCAGCATCAAGCAGAAGTTGTTTAATAAACTCTTCGGTAAGAAAGCAACAATGACGATCATCGTCCCTGGTAATTCAGTAAAGAGCATCGAGATTATGGATGCAGATATGGAGGATAAAGCAAATGACTCCAAGTAAACATTCAAAGAAGTATGCTCCAAGTAAAAGCTCAACTTGGTTAGTATGTGGCTTATCAACTTTATTAAATGATGGCAGTTCAAGTGAATCCAACGAGGCATCTATCTTTGGTTCACAATGTCATGAATTAGGGGCTAGTTTAATTTGTAAATCATTAAAGATTATTAATTATGATGAAGAAACTAAATCCCCAGAAGATGTGATCAAAGAGCTAGATAAATACACACCTGAAATGCAGGAAATAGCTGATGGTTACGCCAATTTCGTAGTTAATGCTGTTGAGTATGAGAAACGTAGATCTAATAGCGATCCATTAGTAGTTGTAGAGCAGTTTTTAGAAATGCCATTTGATGAAGATGCAGGCGGTACTTTAGATTTTGGAATGATCAGTTCGTATAAAGGTGGAACTCTTACAGTTATAGACCTTAAGACAGGTAGGATTCCAGTTATGGCTTATGACGAAGCAACAGGTAATTTTAATAGCCAACTTGGTATTTATGCACTTTATTTCTATAAGGCATATAAGGATATTTATCCAGTTAAGAATGTACGCTTAGTTATTTATCAACCAGTTATTAACAACACCAATGAACATGAAATGCCTATTGAAGATTTACTAGCATTTGAAAGTGAAGTTTTACTTCCAGCAGTAGAACGTAGTAAGTTAGCAAATCCACCTGCAGTAGTAAATCCAATGTGTAAATATTGTGCAGGTAAAGCGATCTGTCCTACTCGTAATAAAGAGAATATGGAAGTAGCAAAAAGTATGGAAAAACCAGTAGAAATGTTAACTGATGCAGAAATTGAAGAGTTACTTCCAAAGCTAGATGAAATCATACAATACGCTACTGATGTAAAAGACTTTGCTATGAAAAAAGCAATGAATGGTCACAAGTGGAAAGGCTACAAATTAGTTCATTCTAAAGTTCAAAGAAAGATTAGTGATGAATCTGCTGTAGCTAAAATCCTAGTTGAAAAAGGCTATAACCCATACGCTAACCAAAAGCTAGCAAGCATTACTGAATTAACAAAACGCTTAGGCGGTAAAGACAAATTTAATGAACTATGTGGCGGTTATGTAGTTTTACAAGAAGGTACTATTGCACTAGTTCCAAACACGGATTCACGTGAAGAAATCAATATTAAAGAAGGAGACAATTAGTTATGTTAAACATCATTGAGGGCATCGAACAACGCCCATTAAAAACAGTTATTTATGGACCTGAGGGAATAGGCAAATCAACATTCGCAAGTGGTTATCCTAACCCATTATTTATTGACACTGAAGGTGGTACATCAAGCCTTAATGTCAGAAGAATTAAATGTTCCAAGTCTTGGGACGAGTTACTAGTAATAGTAAAAGAAGTTTATAAGAACCCTAGCATTTGTAAGACTTTAGTTATTGACTCTGCTGACTGGGCTGAACAACTAGCGATTAAACATGTATGTGATAAATATCGTAAATCAAGCATTGAAGAGATCCCATACGGTAAAGGTTATACATATGTTCAAGAAGAGTTTTCTAGATTATTAAGTTCTTTAGATGAGCTTATGAATGTAGGTATTAACATCGTATTCACTGCTCATGCAAAACCTAGAAAGTTCGAACTTCCAGAGGAAATGGGACAATTTGATAAATACGAAATGAAACTATCACGCCAAGTTGCTCCAGTTTTAAAAGAATGGACTGATATGTTGCTATTCGCTAATTACAAGATTTATGTAGTTACAACTGATACAGGAAGCAAAAAAGCACAAGGTGGTAAGCGAGTAATGTTTACTACTCATAACCCAACATTTGACGCTAAAAACCGCTTTGGTTTGGCAGAAGAATTAGATATGTCCTTTTCATCAATTGCTCATTTATTTTCAAACACAACGCCTGAAAAGGGCAACACAATCGAACCTGTAGCGATGGAACGTCCTACAGTTACTAAATTAAAGAATATGATCACTGAAGCAGGTGTTACTGAAGAAGAAGTTAAAAAGGTAGTTGCATCACGTGGTCATTATAAAGAAGACGAATCAATCGAGAATTATACCGATGATTTCATTACTCGTTGGATGATTCCTAATTGGAAGAAAGTCGTAGAAATGATTATGCAAAATAAGGAGGCTAAATAATTATGAACGATAAAGATATGTTAATGGATTGGAACGACTCCATCGAAACTGATGGTCAGGAGTTCGTATTACTAGAAGAAGGCGATTACAACTTTGTTGTAACAGGTTTTGAAAGAGGTAGATTCCCTGGTGGACAAAAAGTACCTCCATGTAATAAAGCAAGTATTACTGTACAAGTTGGTACTGCTGAAGGCATCGCTGTAATTAAGTTTGACCTTTTATTATATCGCTCACTTGAATGGCGTATTTCATCATTCTTTAGATGTATCGGACAAAAGAAGCATGGCGAAAAATTAGTAATGGACTGGAATAAAGTAGTTGGTTCAGTAGGTCGTGCTCATTTCAAACAAAGAACTTATACAAACCAATATGGTGAGGAAAAGACAGTAAATGATTTAGATCGTTTCATCGACTACAATCCTGAATTCTTTGAAGTCTCAGATGAGGATCTTCCATTTTAGGAGGTAGGACATGCAACTTAGACCATATCAAGAAAGAGCTATTGAAGCTATTAACAATGAATGGAATGAGGGGCATAAAAACACACTATTAGTTTTACCTACAGGAACTGGTAAGACAGTGGTCTTTTCAAAGGTTGTTGAAGGAAGAGTAAAAGATGGAAGTCGTGCATTAATCTTAGCTCATAGAGGCGAGTTGCTAGAGCAAGCGTCGAGCAAATTAAAAATGGCTAGTGGATTAGATTCCGCTTTGGAAAAGGCGGAGTCTACTTCCATTGGTAGCCTACTTCCAGTGACAGTGGCTTCAGTACAAACATTGTCTCAAGAGAGAAGATTAATGCAATTTCCACCTGATTACTACAAGACTATTGTTGTGGATGAGGCTCATCATTGCATGTCAGATACATATCAAAGAATTTTAAAGTACTTTGAATCAGCTAATGTTCTAGGAGTAACTGCTACACCAGATCGTGCAGACCAACGTAATCTAGGACAATTCTTCCATTCAAAGGCTTATGAATATTCAATTAATCAAGCAGTTAGAGATGGTTTCTTATGTCCAGTAAAAGCACAAATGATACCACTCGAATTAAATATTACTAATGTTGGTATTTCAAATGGTGATTATGCAGTAGGAGAGGTTGGTTCAGCATTAGAACCTTACTTGAATCAAATCGCACTTGAAATGCTTAATTATTGTAAAGGTAGAAAGACAGTAGTCTTCTTACCACTTGTTAAAACAAGTCAAAAGTTCTGTGAGCTATTAAATGTTCATGGATTAAGAGCAGTAGAAGTTAACGGCAACTCAAAAGATAGAGAAGAAATCTTAAAGGATTTTGAAGATGGCGAGTATGACGTTTTATGTAATTCTATGCTTTTAACCGAAGGATGGGACTGCCCCTCAGTCGATTGCGTGGTAGTTTTAAGACCTACTAAGGTTCGTTCCTTATATCAACAAATGGTCGGTCGTGGTATGCGACTTGCACCTAATAAAACTGAATTATTACTTTTAGATTTTCTTTGGATGACTGAAAAGCATAACCTTTGTAGACCTTCAGCGTTAATTTCAAAGAATGAAGATATCGCTAAAAGAATAGATAAAAAGGTTCTTAATAGTGAATATGGTATCGACTTACTTGAAGCAGAAGATGAAGCAGAATCAGATGCAATTAAAGAACGTGAAGATGCTCTTGCTCGTGAATTAGAAGCGATGCGTAAGAAGAAACGTACACTTGTTGATCCAATTCAATATGCTTTCTCAATATCAGCTGAAGATCTAGCAAACTACGAACCAACGTTTGCTTGGGAGATGGCTCCTGCTACACCTAAACAACTAGAGTATTTAGAAAAGCATGGAATCTTCCCTGAATCAGTTACTAATTGTGGTATGGCAAGCCTACTTATTGAAAAGTTAAAAGATAGACAAATCGAGGGACTTGCTACACCTAAACAAATTAGATTACTAGAACGTTATGGCTTTATGCATGTTGGTTTATGGTTATTTGAATCAGCAAGTAAAATGATTACTCGTATCGCTAATAACAACTGGTTCTTACCAAGAGGAATAGACGCTAAAACATACCAACCATAAGGAGGAAATCTAAATGGATAACATTTTAGAAGCATTAAGTTATATAAATGTTGCATCACTTTCTTATCAAGAATGGATCAATGTAGGAATGGCTCTTAAATCCGAAGGATTTAGTTGTGATGTATGGGATACTTGGAGTCAAAACGATTCTAGGTATAAAGTTGGCGAATGTGAAAGGAAATGGAGGAGCTTTACAGGTTCCTCTAATCCTATTAAAGGTGGCACGATAATTCAAATGGCTAAAGATAATGGTTGGACTCCTTCATATGAACATTTAAGTGGTGCTATGGAGTGGGATGATGTTATCGAGTATGACGGTGATGGTACTACATTTGAAGTTGAAACGCCACAAAAACCAGTAGAACAATTAATCACTTATTTAGAAACGCTATTCAAACCAGATGAGTATGTTGGATATGTCACTAACGATGTATGGCAAGATACTGATGGTAAGTATATGCCTTCTAAAGGAGTTTATGATAGAACAGCTAAAGAGTTAATCGATGCATTAAAAAAACACCCAGATGATATAGGTGCTGTAGTAGGTGATTCAAAGCCTGAATGTGGTGCTTGGATTCGCTTTAATCCAGTAGATGGTAAAGGTGTAAAAAATGAAAACATTACTAGATTCACTTATGCATTAGTAGAGTCAGATGATATGTCAATCGCTGAACAAAACGCCATTTATAGGAAGTTTGAATTACCGATTGCATGTTTAGTTTATAGCGGTGGTAAAAGCATACACGCCATAGTTAAAGTAGATGCTACCGATTATGAAGAATATCGTAAGCGAGTAGATTTCTTATATGACTTTTTAGAGCGTAATGGACTAAAGATAGATAAAGCAAATCGTAATCCTTCAAGGCTATCACGTATGCCAGGGATTATGCGTAATGGTAAGGAACAAACATTACTTGCTACTAATATAGGTCGTAAGTCGTGGATTGATTGGTTAGATTTTGCAGAGGGCATAAATGATGAATTACCTCAATTAGTGTGTTTATCCGACCAATTATCCTCTCCGCCAGTGTTACCTGAGGAGTTAATTGCTGGTGTACTTAGATGCGGACACAAGATGTTAATATCAGGTTCTTCAAAAGCAGGTAAGAGTTTCTTGCTTATGGAGTTATGTATTGCTTTAGCAGAAGGTACGGAATGGCTAGGTTTCAAGTGTAAGAAATCAAAAGTATTATATGTAAATTTAGAAATTGATCCTGCAAGTTGTACGCATCGTTTCAAAGCAATATATGATGCCTTAAAGATTCCAGCTAATCATAGTGAAGATATCCTAGTTTGGAACTTAAGAGGACATGCTGTTCCTTTAGATAAACTAGTACCTAAGCTAATAAGAAGAGTTAAGAATCAAGGCTTTAATGCAGTTATAATAGACCCTATTTATAAAGTAATTACAGGTGATGAAAACAATGCTAGTGAGATGGGTGCTTTCTGTAATCAATTCGACAAAATTTGCACTGAAACTGGATGTTCAACTATCTATTGTCATCATCATTCTAAAGGTGCTCAAGGCTTCAAAAAGGCTATGGATAGAGCATCAGGTTCAGGTGTGTTCGCTCGTGATCCAGATGCACAACTAGATATGATTCAGCTTGAAACATCAGAAGAATTTATAAATGAAAATGCCGATGATTTAGGGGCTACTGCTTGGAGGTTAGAATGTTCATTACGTGAGTTTCCTAACTTCAAACCAGTTAACTTTTGGTTCGAGTATCCTATTCATAAAATCGATAAGACAGGTACTCTTACTAAAATTTATGCTGAAGGAGATACAAAAGCTAACCTAGAAAAAAGTGGTAAAAGAGGTCAAACACCTGAATCAAGAAGAAGTGAATTTGATAGGGCATTTGATATTTGTAGGGGCGATGATGGAACTGCTAGTGTTGAAGATTTATGTGAATATTTAGACATTAAAGACAGGACATTTAGGTCTCGAATTAAAGAGTTCTCGGATGAATATTCCTATTCAAAAGGCAAGGTTTACAGGACTGGCAAATAGGGAAAATTGCCAAAATTACGGAAGTGGCAAAAAGGAAGAAAATTCCCTAATTGCCAATGCCAAAAAAAGTGGCAAATAGGGCTTATATATAGTAATTGCCATTACCAATTGCCACCACGCTAACGCATGTTTCATAGGATAGGGCTGGAAGTTGAGCCCTATCCCCTAAAACAATGCATAGCGTTAGCACTCGCCTTTCTGCCAAGAAACTAAAACTAAAAATACAAAGTTCGACAAAAGTAAGGAGGTAACAAATGAGAATATTTTTGTTAATTGATCCGCCAACTGTTACCGCCCAAGAAAATCAGATAGCAGTGGTTAGGAATAAACCAGTCTTCTATAAACCTGAAAAGTTAAAAGAAGCAAAGAATCAAATTATTAAACACTTGATGCCTTTCAAACCAGACAAACCTTATGAAGGAGCAATTGAACTTCATGTAGTGTGGCTCTTTCCAAAAGGTAAACGTCATAAACATAACGAGTGGCGTATCACTAAACCAGATACTGATAACCTACAAAAGATGCTAAAGGATTGTATGACTCAGGTTGGGTTCTGGAATGATGATGCTCAAGTGGTAAAAGAGATAGTAGAAAAACGATGGTCTGATGAACCTACAGGCATATCGATTCAAATAGATACACTTTCAAAGATTATGGAGGTAAAAGATGATGGATGCTAAAGAGTATTTGATGCAAGTAAAACAACTAGCTCATAGAATTAAAAACTTACAAGCGTTAGCAGTTGAATACGAGCGTCTTGCTAGTTCAATTCCAGGTCAATGCTTCGATAGAGAAAGAGTCGATGGCACTAGAAATTTATCAGCACCCTTTGAAAAGTGGGTTTACAAAAAAATAGAAACTGAAGAAGAAATAAAAGCTACGGAATTAAAACTCCTTCAGTTAAAGGTTGAAGTTGAAGAAGCAATCTCACAAATTGATGATGTTAATTTAAGGTTGGTTCTAATTTATAGATACTTGGATTTCTACAGCTGGGGAGAGGTTGCTAAAAAGATTTATGCATCAATTCCTGCAGTTTATAAGTATCATCAACAAGCCTTAGAGAAGTTCAAAGTTCCTACGAAAAGATTATAGTTAATTATAGTCATTTATAGTTCCGTATAGTTTGTGAAAGTGTCAAGAGTGTGGTATGATATAATTGGCAAAAGCCATAGATAAAATACCAGCTCTTGGGACTATTCCTAAGGGCTTTTTATATTCTTAGAAAGGAAGTGAAAGGTCACATGGGATGAATAAGGTATCGAAACCTAAATCAGATATTTATGAAATGTGGGAACGTACTGGACAACTTCCTCAAATAATGGATTTCATTCGTGATTGTGCTAGGAAGTTAGTCACTCAAAGAGAAATGTGTACCTACTTAAATATCAATGAGGCGACATTCTCAAGATTAAAGAAAGCACATCCTGAAATAGAACAAGCTCAAGTATTAGCAAAGCTCGACCTTAAAAAAGATGTAATGGGTGCTTTGTATAAAAAGGCTATTGGTTATGAAACCGTAGAGGAAGAACAATTTATTGAAGATAAAGGTAAAGGCGAAGGTCAAAAGCGTAAGATCCACAGGATCAAGAAGCAAGTTCCACCAGACTATCGTTCATGCCTTTATATCTTAACTAAACATTTCGGTCGTGAATATTGCGAACGCTATGAAGAAATGAAAATGGTGGAACAAAGAGTAAAAGAAAGTGAGGATGTATGGACTAATGGAAATGACCAAGAAGATGAATATCGTGATGATGAAGATTAGTGATATTAAAGAGTACGAAAATAATCCACGTAAAAATGATAAAGCAGTTGAAGCAGTAGCATCTTCAATTCGTTCATTTGGATTTAAAGTACCTATTATCATTGATTCAAATAATGTAATTGTTGCAGGTCACACAAGATTAAAAGCATCTAAGAAGTTAGGTTATACAGAAGTGCCATGTCTTATCGCTTCGGATTTAACTGATGAACAAGTAAAAGCATTCCGTTTAGCAGATAACAAAACTGCAGAATTAGCTGAATGGGACTTAGATAAATTAACTGAAGAATTGTCATTCATTGAAATGGATATGGAGCAGTTTGGTTTTGAAGATTTGGAAGAAGAACTAGAACGTGATGTTTTAGAAGATGACTTTGATGAAAATGAAGAACTACCAATTACTCCTTATGCTAAACGTGGTGATGTGTTTATTCTAGGAAACCATAGGTTGATGTGCGGTGATTCAACTATCGCTGAAGATGTTGCTAAATTAGTTGATGGTAAACAAATGGATATGATCTTTACTGATCCGCCTTACAATGTCGACTACGAAGGTTCAACAGGCATGAAAATCCAAAACGATAAGCAAAAGGATGAAGACTTCTATAACTTCTTATCAAGTGCATTTGTCAATATGGCTAACAACATAAAACCAGGTGGCTCTATTTATTGTTGCCACGCTGATACTGAAGGATTAAACTTTAGAACAGCTTTTAAAAATGCTGGATTTAAATTAGCAGAATGCTTAATTTGGGTAAAAAACTCATTGGTTTTAGGTCGTCAAGACTATCATTGGCGTCATGAACCTATACTTTATGGCTGGTTACCTACTGGAGCTCATTACTTCATTGATGATAGAACACAAGATACTATTTGGGAGTACAACAAGCCTAAAGCAAACAACTTACATCCTACAATGAAACCACTTGAATTAGTAGGTAGAGCAATCAAGAACTCAAGTAGAAAGAATGA